GGACAAGCTAGTTCTGGATATCAATTAAAAACAGCAAGACGATCTCTTAACATTCTTTTTCAAGAATGGGGTAATAGAGGTATTCACTATTGGGAAGTAGGTGAAGCTAATATAGATGTAATTGAAGGACAAGCTGAGTATACTTTTTATAGAGCAAGTGGTGACGGTACAAGTGCTGTTACAAATCCTGCTGATACTTATGGTGTTGCAGATGTTCTTGAAGCTACATTAAGATCTAACAGAACACAAACTACACAAACAGATTCTTCTTTAACAAAAATTTCTAGAGCAACTTATTCTGCATTATCAAGTAAATTATCAAAAGGAACACCAGCACAATTTTTTGTTCAAAGGTTTGTAGACAAAACTACAATAACAGTTTACCCAACAGCAGATTCTTCTAACGCATCTAAAGACATACATTTTTATTATTTAAAAAGAATACAAGATGTAGATTCTACATATACAGATGCAACAGATGTTCCATACAGATTCGTACCTTGTATGGTTTCAGGATTAGCTTTTTATTTAAGTCAAAAAGTAAATCCGCAGTTAACACAAACAATGAAGTTATTATACGAAGATGAATTAGCAAGAGCACTATCTGAAGATGGTTCTGCTGCTAGTACATACATAACTCCTAAAAATTATTATCCAAACATATGACATTAATAACTAAAGGAATGGGAGCAGTAATAAAATCTTTAAAAGGAACAGGTAAAAAAACCAAAGGCCATATGGAAAAAGATCCTAATGTTAGAAAAGGTATAGCTATGGGATTAAAAAGTATGAAGAAAAAAAGATTTATTGGTATAAAAAGTAAAAAAATACCTCATGATTTAACTCACTTAAAAGGAATATTAAAGGATTAATGACAAATAAATATCACAGACAAAATTTTTTAGGCGGTAAGTTAGTTCAAAAACTTATAACTTCTAAAGCAAAAAAAGCAGATCAACTTTTAGGTTTTGTAACAGAAACTAAAAAAATGACATTGCCAAAAAAACTTAAAGATCCAAAATTTAAAATGAAATTTACAACAAAAGGTAAAGCTAAAGAATATGACAAAGAGGTACTAGAACCAGAAGATTATATTGATATTCAAAATATGAGTAATAATCAGTTAAAAAAACAAATTAGAAAATATGGTTATATAGTTGGAACTAAAAATAAAAAATTAGCTGAAAGAGCACGAAGAGGTGGTTTTACTGGAAAAAAAATAATAGATAAGGGTAATAAAAAATAATGGCAATAGGAAAATACGCAAAAGCAATATCAGATAGATCAGGATTTGAATTTCCATACAATGAAATGGTTAGAGAATGGAATGGTTCGCTTGTGCATAAATCAGAATTTGAAATTAAACATCCACAATTAGAATTAGGAACACATGCTGCAGATCAAGAAGGTTTAATGAATGCAAGACCAGATAGAGTAGAAAATTCTGTTGCAACAATATTAAAACCAAACCCATTTGAAACTATTGCAGCTTCATCAGGAATTATAAATGTGTCAGAACCATCACACGGTAGGTCAACAGGCGATACTGTACGATTTAGAGGATCACCTTCTACTGCTGGAACTTTTGCAAATCCTGCATCATTTGATGGTATAACAGGAGCAAACGTTGCAAAAGCCGCTGGTTATTCTATAACTATTGGCAAAAGAGATTCAAGTGGTAATATAACTAGCACAGCAGATTTCTATCACTTTACTGTAGACACAAACACTGCTACAAGTGGTAGTACATCAGGAGGAGGAGAGAATTGCTCGGCAGGTCCGGCAACTCTAACAGCATAATGGCAGGATTAAGTGCATCAGGACTAATAACACAAATAAGAAGCTACACAGAAGTAGATAGCACTGTATTATCAGATTCAGTTGTAGAAAATATTATTTTAAATGCACAATATAGAATTTTTAGAGATATACCAATTGATGCAGATAGAAAAACTTCTACAGGTAATTTTACAGCCGGAACAGGTTCTGTAACTGTACCAGCAGGAGCTGTATTTATTAGAGCAGTGCAAGTTTATACTGCAACTGGGTCTACTTATACTGGTGCAAATACATATTTAGAAAAAAAAGATTTAACATTTTTAGAAGAATACATTTCAGCAACCACATCTACTGGCACACCAAAATATTATGCTATGTTAGATACAGGAGCAACTGGAGAAAGCTCATCAAACTCTGGATCTATTGTTGTGTCACCAACACCAAGTGGGACGTTTGCTTACAAAATACATTACAATGCAGTCCCAACATTATTAGAAAATAATGATACTAATTATATTAGTATGAATTTTTCAAATGGTCTGTTATATTGTTGTTTAGCAGAAGCTTATGCTTTTTTAAAAGGACCTATGGATATGTTACAACTATACGAAACAAAATATAAAGAAGCAGTGCAATTATTTGCTGCAGAACAAATTGGAAGACGAAGAAGGGATGATTATACTGACGGTACTGTTAGAATACCTATTCAGTCACCACCACAATAGGAATTAAATTATGGCATCAACATATACAACACTTGGTATAGAAAAAATGGCAACTGGCGAAAATGCCGGTACATGGGGAACAAAAACAAATACCAACTTAGACATTGTTAACACAGCTATTTCTGGTTATGCAACACAAGCTGTAACCAGTGGCGGAACTACAGCATTATCAATTACAGATGGCGCAGCTACATCCGTAGCACAAAACGCAGTTATAAAATTAACAGGAACAATAACAGGAAACTCTATTGTAACTGTACCAGATTCTGTAGAAAAAGTTTACATTGTAACTAATGGCACATCGGGTGCATACACTGTTCAATTTAAAACAGCATCAGGAACTGGTATTACTTTTGGTGTATCAGAAAAAACTACAAGATTAGTTTACTCAGATGGAACTAATATTGTCGATGCAGGATTTAGTGGAGCATCTGACATGGAAGGAAGAGAATTAGTTTTAGATGCAGATGGTGATACAAGTATTACAGCAGATACAGATGATCAAATAGATATTAAAATTGCAGGAGCTGATGATTTTCAATTTACAGCAAATACTTTTACTGCACAATCAGGTAGTACAATTGCTGCACAAGCATTAACTGCTACGACAGTTACAGCTAGCGGTATTGTAAAAACGGATGATACTACTGAAGCAACTTCTACAACAGATGGCTCACTACAAACTGATGGTGGTTTATCTGTAGCAAAAGATGCTGTTATTGGTGATGATCTTAAATTATTAAGTGACTCTGCAGTATTAAGTTTTGGTGCAGATTCAGATGTATCACTTACTCATGTTGCAGATACAGCTTTATTATTAAATGCTGCAATGAGATTACAATTCAGAGATTCTGGATTATACATAGGTTCAAATGCTGATGGCGATTTAGATGTAGTATCCGATGGTACTGCAGTTGATTCAATTAATATAGAATCAGCTGGCGGTATTACACTTGATGCAGGAACAGCAGGTAGTGGTATTATTTATGAAGATGATGGCACTGAAATGGCTCGTATTCATAATTCATCGAGCAATGTTATATTAGAAACAAAAGTTTCTGATGCAGATTTTTCAATTAAAGGTAATGATGGTGGTTCAACTATTACTCCTTTAACTTTTGATATGTCTGATGCTGGTAAAGCTACATTTAGTGGTAATGTAATTGTAACTGGAGATCTTACAGTATCTGGTGATGATATTACAATGGGTACAAACACTGCAGGTAATTTATTAGTTGCAGATGGCACAAACTTTAATTCAATAGCTGTAAGTTCATTATCAGAAATATCTACAGTTGCTAATGATGATGTATTTTTAGCAATAGATACTTCAGGTGGTGGTCTTAAAAAAATTGCAAGATCAGCTGTTGTATCTGGACTTGCCTCATCGGGTGCAATATCAAATTTAGTAGAAGACACATCTCCACAATTAGGCGGTGACTTAGATACCAACTCTGCAAACATTCTAATAGATGATGCACATTTTATTGCAGACGAAAATGGTAATGAACAAATAATATTTCAAACAACAAGTTCAGCAGTCAATCAATTTGATGTAACTAATGCTGCAACAGGTAATCCACCATCAATAAAAGCTACTGGTGGTGACTCTAATATTGATTTTAATATAAGCGCAAAAGGCACAGGACATGTAACTGTTTTAGGTGATACAAATCCAGGTGCCATTCAATTTAATTGTGAAAATAATTCACATGGTCAAATATTAAAAGCTCAAGCACACTCAGAAGGTGTTACAAATGTAATGACATTACCAGATGGTGCTGATTCAACTTTAGTATCTCTTGTTGCAACACAAACTTTAACAAATAAAACTTTAACAACACCTGTAATTGCAGAGATAGATTCTAGTGCTGATATTACTTTAGACGCAACTAATGATGTCAATATACCAGCTAATGTTGGTTTAACATTTGGTGATGATGCTGAAAAGATAGAAGGCGATGGAACAGACTTAACAATAACTGGTAATAATATTAAATTAACAGCAACAGCCGACGTTGTTTTAGCAGCTAACACAGGTTTAGTTTTAGATGGTTCTGGTGATGAGAAAATTGAATCAGATGGAACCGACATTTCAATTAGTGTTGGATCAAATGGAGATATAAACGTTCCACAAAACGTTGGAATTACTTTTGGTGATGATGGAGAAAAAATTGAAGGAGATGGAACAGATTTAACTATTTCTGCTTCTGCACTTGCTACTATTGACGCGGGCACAGATATTGTTTTAGATGCAGGTGGAGCAGATGTTATGCTTAAAGATGATGGCACAACTTTTGGTGCTTTACATAATTCTAGTGGTGAATTAGTAATTAAATCAGGATCTACACCTACAACAGCTTTAACTTTTAGCGGTGCCAATGCTACTTTTGCAGGAACTCTTGCA